TGAAGGCGATGGAAGCGCTCGAGTCGGGCACGCTCTTGAAGGCGGGTCCGGTTCGTGCGATCGTTCGCATGTCGGACAGCGCGCAGGCGCTCGAAGAGAAGTTCCCGGCCGAAGCCGCCGCCGACGTTGCGGTGTCCGTGTCGAAGGCGCGCCTAGTCGAGCTCGCGAAGGGCATGGCCTCGCCGGCTGACGTTGCGATGGCGCTCGCTGGTGTGATCAAGGAACTGCCCGGCACGCCGCAGGACATCATGGATGCCGTCGGCGCGCTCTGCGAGATGATCGCGCCGTACTGCAACGGCGGTGCGGCTGCGGGTGGCAGCGCGGATCAGGTCGCGATGTCCGAGAAGGCCGATGTAGCGAAGGCCGAGTGGGACACCGCGTACATCAACGACCTCCCGGACTCGGCCTTCCTCTACATCGAGGCGGGTGGTTCGAAGGACGCGGACGGCAAGACGGAGCCGCGCAGTCTGCGGCACTTCCCGGTTCGTGACGCCAGCGGTGCCGTTGACGAGGCGCATGCGCGTGATGCGATCGGCCGCATTCCGCAGAGCGACGCGCCGGGTCTCGATGATGCGAAGAAGGCGTCTCTGCAGGACGAGGCACGCAAGCTCATGGAGAGTGTGAAGAAGACCGAGGTCGTCGAGACGACCAAGACGGAACCCGCGCCTGCGGCGTCCGAGACTGCGACACCGCCCGCTGCCGTGTCGACGGAGATCACAGTGACACCGACCCCGAATCCGGAGCTCGAGAAGGCGATCGCGGAACTGAACAAGGCCACCGAGATCATCAAGAAGCTCGAGGGTGAGCAGAAGACGGTCATCACGAAGCACGAGGGCGAGGTCGCTACACTGAAGGCGGACATCGCGAAGCTGCAGAAGTCGACCGAGGCCCCGGCCTCGCGGCCGACAGAGGGCAGCCCGGCGCGTGTGAACAAGACGGGCAACGGGGTTCCGATCTACCCGAACGATTACAACGATCCGGAGTACAAGGCTGCGGTGGCGAAGGCCGGCGGCCTTGTGTACTAGAGGCGGCGCAAGCTAGGTCACTGAACGAAAGATAACGAGGAGACAGACATCATGGCGGTTACCGAAGGCAAGACGCTCCTGCAGAAGGCTGACCTGGCACTCGCCGACATCCTGACGGGAGGCCGGCTTGCGCCGGAGCAGTTCGATCGTTACGTCCAGCTGAACATCAAGGAGGGCACCCTCCTGAAGGACGTCACGGTCGTGGGCATGGACAACGACCGGCAAGAGATCTCGAAGATGCGCTTCTCGGGTCAGGTGTTGCAGCCTGGCACCGAGGCGTCGGCGCTTCCGGTGGGTCTCCGGTCGAAGCCCTCGCTGGCGAACGTCACCCTCACGGCGCAGCTGCTCCGTGCCGAGGTGCGTATGAGTCAGGAGGTCGCGGAGGACCAGATCGAGCGCGGCACGTTCGCGCAGTCGGTCATGGGTGCCTTCGTGAAGGCCATCAACCGCGACCTTGAGAAGCTCCTCATTCAGGGTGACACCCTGTCTGCGGATGTGCTCCTGGCTGTGCTGGACGGTCTGATCAAGCAGGCCACGAGCAACGTCGTGGCCGGCGGCAGCGTCACGCTCAGCAAGGAGATCCTCCGGGACATGTGGAAGCTGATGCCCGACGAGTTCGCGACTCCGGGCAACGTCTTCTACACGAACCGGCAGGCGGTCGTGGCCTACAAGGACTCGATCTCGAACAAGGCGACAGGCCTTGGCGACATGCAGACCGTTGCGGGTTGGCCCGCCGGCGAGTTCATGTGGTCGGATCTGAAGGGCAAGGCGAATCCGCTCTTCCCGAACAACCTCGGTGGTTCGACGAACGAGACGGTCGTGCTCCTGACGGACCCGAAGGAGAACATCCACGTCGGGTTCCACCGCAAGGTGAAGCTGCAGACCGTGGAGGTCCCGCAGGAAGGCGTGCTGCTCATCGTCGGCTCGATGCGCGTCGATGTGAAGTACGTCGAAGAGACGGCCGTGGTGAAGGCGACCGCGATCAAGGGCGTGTAGTAGGCGGCGTCAGCCGGAAACAACTGGTTCGGTTTGGGCGGCGACGCCCCATAAGGAAGGCAGAAGACCATGGCAGCCAACGCATTCGTTCTCGTTTCGAACACGATCGCCGGCGACCAGACCTCGGCGCCCGCTTTCGTGCGTATGGTGAAGCTGACGGCGCCCGATGCGTACTCCGCGGGCGGCACGCCGTTCGACTGGACAACGTACCTCCCGAAGGGCGCGGCCCTCATGGGTATTCACGTGCGTGACGTGACTCGTGCGACGGGCGTGCCTTCGACGCACGTCTGGGAGTACGACATCACGAACAAGAAGCTCATCGCGTACGTGCGGACGACGGGCGTCGAGAACGCGACGGCGGACATCTCGGCGGAGGACGTCTACGTCACGCTCTTCGGCGTGTAGTTCGAGCCGTTGATCAAGGAGACCCGAAATGGCATCTGCAATCACTACAACGTTCGGCTCCGGTGGCGCGAACCTGACCCCTTCGGCTGCGGGCACACCCACCCTAGCCGGCGCTCTTCGTGACATCGCCGACGACATCGCCGACGTCAACGCAGGACCTGTCCCTGCTTGGGTGGCGGGTGTCACTGTCACGACGAACGTGGCGGTGCGTGTGGCCGCGAGTTGGATCATCTCGGTGCACGTGACAGCGGGCGGCGTGACCGGCATCATCAACATCATCTCGACGGGTACGCCTGCGACGAAGCAGTGCACGGTGACCTACGCGGCTGGGGTGGCGACACTCACCTTCGCGGCCGGCGACGCGGTCACGGCGATCTCGATCCTCGAGATTCCGAAGGTGGCAGGCCTGTCGGCGCGTCTCACCAAGGCCTAGCATTCTGCTGGAGTCGTAGTAGACTCCAAGTTCAACAAGGAGGACCATGTCCGATTTCCTGTGGGCTCGTCTCAAGCCGAAGAACATCAAGGCCGGTCATCTGATCGAGCGGCTCTACTTCAAGGACGTCCTCTACCGCGGTGGCGATCGCCCCGACTGGTACAAGGTACGCCCAGAGCTCGCCGCCGACCTTCGGAAGGTCAAGCAGGAGGACACCAATCCTCGCTCGGAACCTGCCTTCGACCTCGTTTCCGATGACGAGCGGAAGCGCATCGACCACGTGGAGAACTCGCGGCGTATGGCCATGCTCGGCCTAGTCGCGGCGCATCACCAAGAGTCGGTGAGTACACCTCTTCGGGAGGTGGATCTCACAGAGTCGAGTGCCACACCGGTCGCTCCGATTGCGCATGCGGCCCCCGCGGCGCCTGCGAAGGCGCCCGAAGCCTTCTCTGCGGAGACTGCGCCCCCGATCGACAGCGAGGCCGGTGAGGGTCGCGCTTCGGCCATCCCGCCCGCGCAGGGCGCGCTGACGACAGACGACATCCCGAGGGGTGGGCGACGCGGGCGCTCGTCGCGGTAGCGCCGTGGCCCTGCCGCTTCCGACCGGCACCGCGCGTCCTGCGAACGGTGCACAGCTAGACCGCGCCGGAAACTACAAGCAAGAAGGGCAGCACGTTACAGTCGCGGACTATGACTTCGCGGCCTTTCTGTTGATGAAGGGCGTCCCTCTCGTCGAAGCAACGAAGCTGTCCGAACACACGCACAGCTTTGTCTTCCTCGATCAAACAATGGAGGGCAAGAGCACTGTTGCAACGTTGGCGATCACATTCGCGAACTCAGAATCCGCTCGCTTTGCGGAAGCCATTCGCCGCCTGAAGAAAACGATCTACTCGCGACGCCCCCGATAAGGTAGGCTGGAGCCATGCCAGGTCTTGTCGTCGGAGAGGTCAACGGCTGCGCGAATCCCCGTGTGTTCTTCGTGCACCGCACGACCGGTGTACTCAGCGACCCGTTCGAACTGAAGTACTCCGTCATCAACCTGACAGGTGCCACGCCTTCGACAACGATCGCGGAGACCACGGTCAACTTGGCAGCCTGTCCGGTTGGTTCCAAGGTTGGGCTCGGCCGCTTCGCGCCGCCGATCGACACGACAAGCTACACGGTTGGTACCTACGAAGTGCGTTGGAAGTACAAGAGCGTCTCGACGAGTGACTATCACACGGCGCGGCAGCGCTTCGAGGTGCTCGACGCGACCAAGTTCCTCGAGGGCGATGAGTACGTCGGCTACGTCACCACGAAGCAGCTACAGAACTGGGGCTTTGCACAGACGGTGGCCGAGCTCCAAGATCTCATCAACATTGCGTCGCGGCGCGTGGAACGCCTCACAGGGCGCTTCTTCGAGCCCCGTTTCCTCGACATGATCGTGTCCTCGCGCGGCAACCGCATGCAGACGTTCGACCAGCCGATCATCGCGATCGAGTCCGCGGACATTCAAGCCACAAGCCTTGCGGGTACGATCGAGGTCATCCCAATCGACCCGTCGGTGATCCAGGTGTTCAACCGTCACCTAGGCGGGCTCTTGTCCCCAGATGACCGCGACGACCCGAAGATCCAGTTCGTAGATGCGTGGGCTACTGCAGACACCGCAACACTGCCCCCGGTGCTCACGTTTCCCCGCGGCGTTCTGAACATCCACGTACCGGGCGTCTACGGATACACAGACCCAGATGGCTCCCCGATGGGCGAGACCCCAGTAGAGCTCTCGCGCGCTGTCGCTATGCTCGTCGCGCAGGCTGCTATTTCACCTGTCTCCAGCGGGAGCGGCAGCGGTGGTGGTCTCATCAAGTCGGCGCGTACGCGAGATCAGGCAGTCACCTATTTCGGACCGACAGAGGGCGGCGGTTCCAACCTCACAGGGAACCGTGAAATCGACGACATTCTGATCTCCTACGCACGGCCCGCCCAACTGGGGGCAGTTTAGGCACCTTTCTCCTTGTGTTTGGTTGCAGGAATGTCCAAGCACAGGGAAGAAGTGATAGAATCCGCAGGTGGCAATTCGCGTCCCACTGCTTCTTGAAACGGTTCAGGCCGTAATCAGTCGGGTTGACGGCCCTGCCACGGCTGCGTTCAATCCTCCCGGAGGTCCAGCGTCGGGTTACGACACGGACTTCCGCGAACCGATAAAGTACAAGTCTGGTACTGCCTCCGTGTCGTCCTTGCAATACAAGACGGCTATCAAAGTAGCTTGCCAGGTGGAGGCGCTTACGGCGGAGCGCTTGCGGGAGTACTTCCCGGGCGACTCTCCGAGTTCCAACTTGATCGTGGTGATTTCGCGCATCGACGCGGAGGCGATGGGCATCCTAGACAGCACTACACGGAAGATCGCGATCGGGGTGAACGATCGCGTGGAGCGTTTCGAGAAGGCTGGCGCAATCGTGCACCCACTGGCGCAGCCCTTGTACGTCTTTGAGGTGAGGCCCGCCTCCTGGGGCTTCGGGCCTGATGGTCACGACCTCGAGTTGCTGTTCCTCAACGATCGGCCGAAGGCGGTCTAGATGCCCGTCGAGATTCGAGGCGACTACGACAAGCTCCGCGCCGCGCTGACGGCTGTGGAGACGCGTCTGCCCTTGCATCTCGTGACGACAGCGGCGGGTGTCATCGAGGAAACAGAGCGCTGGATTCGCAAAGCCTACCTCGGTGTTGGAGCCGAGAGTCGCAAGGTGCAGCCGATCGCACCAATCGCGAAGGGTACGGCGATCAAGCGTCAGTTCGGTAAGGATGCGGGACAGACACCGGCCGCAGAGCGCACTGTCGGAGACATGCCGTTCATCGACACGTTCGGCTTGGCACGGGCAGGCGGTCCGATTCATCACGAACTGTCTGGTGGGGCCCGTGGTCTTCGTTTCTCCGTGTCCGTAGACCCGAGTTCGAAATCGCCGCGCGGTATGCCCTACACCAAGGCTGCTGCGATAATCGAACGCGGTGTGGCCGGTGCGTCGATCGAGATCACGCCGCGGATGCGAGCGTACTTGCATTGGCTCTTTCGGCAAGCAGGTCTTCCAGAGCCTGATGGGAAGGCGCAGGGCAGTAAGCGCATGCTCTTGATGATCCCACCGCGTCCTGTGTGGGGGCGGGCTTACGAAGCGTTGGCGAAGTCCATGCTTTCCGAACACCCGGAGTTCCCGCAGTTGGGTTTCGCGCAGATCTTCATGAAGAAGCTCGCACGAGACATTCAAGGTTCGCTGGAGTCTACGAGCGCGCTTTCGAATCCGGGCGTCGTTGCGCCGGCAGTGCCCGCGAACATCACGGTTCCTGTGCCGCCTGCTTCTACAACGTCCAGCAGCGATGTCACCGTCGTGGGCCGCAAATAGATGGCCGTACCCACGATCACATCGATCACGCCGGCGAGTGGTCCCGCCCTCGGTCGGAACTTGGTCGAGATTGTCGGGACCAATTTCAACCTCCCCCCGCCGGTCACCGGCACACCTGTTCCGTACGACTTCCGTGTGACCGCGGATGCGGCGCGGTCCGTGGACGTGTTGTTCGATGCGGAACTGTGTCCCCTCATCGAAGTCGTCTCGGCGACGCTCCTCCGTGTCTGGCCGCCGGCGTATCGCGGCGACTCAAATCAGGACACGTTTCTCGCGGTGACGATCACGATCACGAACATCGACACGTTCGGGAATCCGATCCTCGGGGAGACAGTCACCAGCCTGCCGCTGTACACGTATCAACGTACAGGTCTCATCCCGCCGGATGTAACCACGACGCCGTTCGAGTCGGTGACGCGAGAACTGCTGCGCACGTACAAGCGCGCTGTGATCAAGAACGTCTCGCACTCCACGCATACGGACTACGCGGAGTTTCCGTACACGACGCTGCTTCTTGCGGACGTGCCGTCCCTGCACTTCGTTGGTCCGCGCGTCTCGCATGACCCGGAGTTCACACACAACGAGTTCTCGTACCGTGGCCCGGAGGATGCTGTTGAGGTGTTCGACCCTCCGATGGTCTATCAACTCGAGTACGACATCCTCGGTATCTCGGACAGCCAAGTGGAGCTCCAAGGCTTGATGGCAGCGACACGCGAGGTCCCGGAACGGGCGGGTTGGTTGGTCATGGACAACCCGCTCGGCGGGGACCGCCTAAAGCATTGGCTACAGTCGGTTGAGGACCCCAAGGAAGTCGGCGGTCCATCGGACGCAAACCTGCGTGTTTTCTCTTCTACGGTTCGCGTGCGCGGAGTTTCGGTCTACTTCTCGGAACGCCGCGATTTGACAGCAACTGTCGAGGAAGTACAGCAAGAGATCTCGGACGAAGAGGGCGAAATCATATGACCTCTCTTGACTTAGGTACCAGCGCCATGGCAGTATTGCGGTCGTGAACATCCTGCGCAATGCGAAGGCCAAGCCCTTCGTCACAACGCTGTACCACGAGCTGTACTGTGCAAACGGCGGCCCGTGCAACTGCAAGTCGGAACTGTACAACCACGCCACGGAGAAGGGACTGGTCCGCGGGAAGCGAAAGCTCCCGGACAGCCTCACGATTCTGGGTGGCGAGGAGGTCAAGGATCCGCATCCTGCGCTCCTGAAGCTTCCGCAAGTTGCGGATGCGCTGAAGCGTGGGGACCTGATCTCGCGGTCGGCTTAAGCGGCTGCGTTAGCGAGGACCTTCATGGGCCAGTTCCTGTCGTCCGGAATCTTCATCTCCGAGCCGCCGCCGCGGATTCGCAATCAGCCGACGATCGCCAGCGCGGTCGCGGGTTTCATCGGCATCGCGGAGTCGGGGCCGATCGGGGTGGCCACCGCTCTCACCTCGTACGAAGAGTTCGTGAACATCTTCGGCGGCTTCATCACAGCCGGGGAACTCGCGCTGCAGGTGCGGCAGTTCTTCCTGCTCGGGGGTAGTTCGTGCTTCGTGGTGCGTACAGCGCACTACACAGACATCACAAGCCACGGTTCGTACACCGCGTTGACCGCCGACGTCGATCTGTTGACCGCGTCGACCACACCAGGTCCGGGTGAGGTGGAGGGTTCCGCGTCGGCGCCGTTCGATCTCGAGCCCGGTGACACGTTCATCGGCAGTGTTGGTGGTGCCGCGAACCAGACCGTCACGTTTACTGCGACGGCGGCTGTGCGCAAGAGCACGAACGTCTCGCCTTTCGCGCTGGCAGACCTCGACACGCTCACGTTCAAGATTGACGGTGGCTCCGTGCAGACGGTGACGTTCCACACGTCGCAGTTCATCGCCATCGCCGCCGCGACTGCGGCCGAGGTGGCCGCGGTGCTGAACGCTGGTTCCACGGGCGTGGCCTGGACGGTCGGTGCCGGCGGCGACGCTGGCAAGGTGATCGCGACGTCTGACAAGCGCGGTACAGCCTCTTCGGTCGAGGTTACGGGCGGGACCGCCAACGCGGGCGGCAAGCTGAACTTCGCGACGGCCCTCACCAGCGGTACGGGCAACGTCGCGAACATCGACGCGGTAACCTTCGCTGAGATCGAGAGCCTTGTCGAGGCGACCTGGACAAACAACAGCGGCGTGTCCGTGACGAACGTCGGTGGCAAGGTTCACATCGCGACGGTGGCCACGGGCGCGTCTGCCAGCATTCAGGTCATCGCGACCTCGACGGCGGACGACGAGCTTGGTTTCGACAACGCGACGCACACGGGGACCTCCGGTGTGGCCGCGGCGACGCTTACCGTGGCCGCGAAGTGGCCCGGTGCGTACGGGAACGACCTGACTGCGGAGGTTGCGGCGGCGACGTCTGGCGTGGCGAGCGAGTTCAACTTCAACATTCGGCAGGACTCGATTCTGGTCGAGCAGTGGCCGAACATGACGATGGACACGACCGCGGACAACTACATCCTGACCGCCGTCAACGATGCCTCGACAGGCTCGTTGCTCGTCCAAGTGACGGACCTCGGTCTGGCGGGCAGCGCGACGCAACGTCGGCCGGCCAACGTCGGTTCGCCGTACGCGGCGCTCATCGGTGGAGACGACGGGCTGAGCGCGATCGCGGACGTTGACTTCAGCGGGGACGAGGCCGGGCAGACCGGCATCCGCGCGTTCGACGGTGTTCCCGAGATCACGATGCTTGCGTCGCCGGACCGTAGCACGACTGCGGTGCAGAGCGCCATCCTGACGTACTGCGAGATCACGCGGGCCTTGACCAACGAGAAGGTCTGGGCGGTGCTCGATCCGCCGGCCGGTCTGTCGTACACGGCAATCGGGACCCACCGCGATTCGCTCTCGCCGGGTGAGACGGAGGCGGGCGGTCTGTTCTGGCCCCGTATCGAGATCGCGAACCCATCGAGCGCCGTGTTCGGGAATGACGAGCGCTTGGTCATCTGCCCGTCTGGCTCGATCATGGGGCGCTGCTCGTTCAATGACGCGCAGAAGCGGGAAGGCGCGTTCGCGCAGCCCGGCGGGTCGGAGGACGGTGTGCTGGACGGCGTCCTCGGTGTCGAGAACGCCGACGTCAATCGCAAGGCGGTGCGCGACGTCATCTACCCGAAGCAGATCAACCCGATTCGCTTCGTGGACGGGAAAGGCACCTACATCGACGGCGTGATGACGCTGAAGGCGAACGGGAACTTCCCGTCGATCGGCGAGCGTCGTGGTGTGGACGACATCGAGCGGACACTCAACTCCGGCCTCGACTTCCTTCGGCACAAGAACAACACGCCGGAGCTCCGCGCTTCGGCCGAGCGGACCGTGGTCGCGTACCTCACGCTCAAGATGAACCAGGGCTGCTTCGCGTCGAACAACCCGAAGGAGGCTTTCTTCGTGGACGCGAGTGCGCGCCTCAACACACCGGCGGTCATCGCGGCGCGGCAGTTGAAGATTCGGATCGGCCTGGCGACGAACTCGCCGGCGGAGTTCGTCATCGTCGAGATCACCAAGGACCTGCAGGCGCTGCAGGACGCTGCGTAAGCGCGAGGAGTTGATCGATGCCTACCGTCGGAACACCGCGCGAGCTTCACGGACGTTTCAAGTTCGTGGTCGAGATCGACGGCTTCGAGGCCGCCTTCTTCTCGAAGTGCTCGGCCCTCGTCTTCGAAGCCGCGATGATCCCGTACCGCGAGGGCGGTTCGCTCATCCCGCACAAGATCCCGGGGCTGGTCACCTTCCCGCCCATCACGCTTGAGCGCGGCGTCTCCGTGAACGCGGACTTCCACGCGTGGGCGCTTGAGGTTGCCGACGCGTCGTCCGGTACGCCGCTCGGGACCGGGCAGTTGACGCCGGCGTACAAGCGCACCCTCTCGATCATCCAGCGCGACCGCGACAACTCCGTGATCCTGCG